TCCGCGTGCGGGCCGTTCGCTTCCCCACGCACGACCTTCAACAGCGTCAGCATCAGCCACACATCCGCCTCGGTGACGACTTCGCGGCCCTTTGCGATGTTGAACATCGCGGCCACCTTGCCGGCGCTGCGCTCTCCACCGGCCTGGTCGTACTGGGCGGCGCGCTCCTGCTGGATGGCCAGCGCTTGGCTCAAAAGTTTTGGGGCGGTAGTTTTCATTTGGATTCAACCTTTTTCCCGTCCTTGCGGTCTTTCTCGCTGCGCTCGTCACCCAATGAGTGGCCATGGGTTGCATAGAACGTTGCGCAGCAAACAAGACAGGCATCCGGCAGGTGTTTTTTTTCAAGCCACCGCTTTGAATTTCTCAATTCGTACCGCCCACAGTCACATCGACAAACCCATTTCGACCCGCTACTTCCACTGTGGTAGTACCGGAATGCGGTCATGTACCCACGGCGCTGGCCGGTTACATCCGGGGCCGCGTCTGGTCGTTTGGAGAGCGGCAATGGCGGCGCATCCCATGTTTCTGCGATTGCTGGCTTGCGCTTTGGCTCATACCCTTGGCCATCACCGAAAGCAACCCTGCCCGCTGTACTATTCACCGGCTTGGAATGCAGGGCGTAATTTGGGAAACTCATGGCCTCACCCCTGCCTTCACATCCGCAAACGTGCCGGTGTTGGGGTATGTCTTCTGGAAAGCTGTGATCCTGGCCGCGCGTTCATCTGCCGTTTCCAGCGCACGCGCGGCCTGCTCCACCTTCGATGGCCGCTTTACAACAACCTTCGGCTTTGGCTCTTTGGCCGCACGCTTTGGTGGGATGTCGAAGGCGTTGAAGCGCGACTTTGGAATGGTGGTGTTGGGGTGAAACTCAATCATTTGGCTACTCGATGAATGCACTTGGCGCAGCCGGGGTCTGCCTGGCCCAATGCGGTGTGGGTGTAGTGGCAGTCGCGACTACCGGTGTTGGCTTGCAGAACGGGAACTTCCTGCACTTGGCCCTCGGCCAGAACCGGGCGCACGCCGATTTGGTAATGGGTGGCGAATGGCTTGCGGTTGTGGCAACCGTAGACGTGGGTGGTGCTCATGCGAATTCACCCTGCTCACAAAGCCCATAGGAAGACGAACACCCATTCACGTCGTCAAGATCATTCAAAAGGCTGTACTGCTGCCCGCCGCGCGTGGTTTTCGACCACTCGATACGGCTCCAGATATTCAGTGCATCGAATATCTCCCGGAGATCTTTTGCCTTGTTGCTTTCCGCGAAAAAGGTGCTGAACCCGCGCTTGCTGGCCATGCCAACCATGATTTCCCATCCGCTGATGCGTTGCATGTGCGCTGGGAAACGCGCTGCCATTTCGCGTAATTCGTCCTTTCCGGAATTGATGCATGGGAAGCAGCCAACCCGGCCCATGCCCATGCTGTAGAGCGGGTTGGACAGAATTTCATGCAGAGTGGCATGCGCCACGGCCTGCATTCCGGTCCACTCCACAATTGGCCGGTAGATGAACAGCCTTGGCGCAACACGCTCGAATTTCTTGGCATTGCGGCGGTTGTGAGACTCGTCACGGCGCACGCCCTGCCAACTCACCACCGTATGGCCTTGGTCCATCAATTCCATTTGGAACTCGACGGCCATATTGCGTTTCAGTTCTTCGGTGCAAAACTGCGCCTTGCGGCTTGGGAATCGACCCTTCCACAAACACAGGTCCAAGAACACATTGCCGCTTGGGTACAGCACAGACAGAGCGCGGCGCTTGGCTTTGTTGGACCAGCGAACTTTGCGCCCACCGCCAACTTTTACGGTTTTCTGCACTGGCTTGCCATTTTTATCCAACACGATGGCGCCGCGCCCATCGCGCTTGGGAACCGGGGTGGTGCCATCAACTTCAAACACCTTGCGGGTGCCGTATTCGCGCCGCGTGCGCTGATCGCGGGCCACAAACATGCGCTTATCAGCGATCTGCTTTGTGAAGTCCGCTTTCAGACGGGTAATGCTTAACCCTAAGCGGCGCTCCAAATAGGTCAAGTATTCATAGGTCAGTTCATGCTCATTGCCGGTATCGCAAAAAATGGCAATGATGTTTTTCAACCCAAAGCGCGCAATGGCGATCAACAGTGTTGCAAGGCTGTCCTTGCCACCACTGACGGATACAACGTGTTTGATGCTCATGCGGCCCTCCGATACGGAAACGCCACCATGGCCGCGTCGCGCCCGTGCTGGTTACTCCCCTGCATCCATCCGGTTACGTGCTCAAACTGCTCCGCATTCAACTTGGCGCCCTTCTGCTTCGGGCTGATGCCATAGGCCTTGATGCCAGCCTCTTCGCAAATGGCGTCGATCAGGCTGCACAAGCCATCCACCTGGCCGACCTTGCGCGCCATGTTCAGCGCCACCGGGCGGCTCTTCACTGTGGTAAACATGAACGATGTCAGGCGCGAGTCCTCAAACACCACCATGCCGGCGCCAGATTCGACGATGGCATCACGCATCTGGTGCGGCTTGATGGTTTTCAGGCTGGTCAACTTACCGTCTTGGTAAGTTGCAATTCCGGTGTTTTGGCCCGGATCCACTCCAATGACGATCCTCATGCGGCCTCCAGGCTCACCATGGCGTCGGCCATGGATTGCGTTTTCTGTATTGCGGCCACCGCTTCAATGCGTTTGCCAATCCAGCGCACGTTGGGTACGGCCCAGGAGTTACCCAAGGCCTTGTACATAGGTCCATCTGCTGGCGGGCATTGCTTGCGCCAAGTGACTTGCGTGAGGTAGTCGTCTGGAAATCCCTGGAGTCTTGAGCACTCCATCACCGTCAAGCGGCGCACGGCCATGGAAGTCAATACATGCGCCTTATCTCCACCGCCCCCCGATGCGCGCAGGCAGTTCTGAATCTCATCGCCGAGCTCGGCAGTTGCGCCACCCTCCCGCCCGCGCAATGACACTGCCACAGCAGTCCGGTTCAGCGCCCCCATCGATGGCGCAAGGTTCTCAGTGCTGGCGCACTGCGTGCCCGACAGATTGGCCGGGAACGAAATCGCTGGCGCATGTGCCCCAGCCGCCAACGGGTGGCACGGATCGCCGGCCTTTGGGTTGCTAAAGTTGGCTGCGCTGGTTAACTGGGTGGTGTCGAAGCACACAGCCTGCACTTCAGCGCGCGCCTCCAGTGTGTAGGCGTGGTCCGCTTGGACGCCAACACCATCTGGCCCGCTGTTCGGATTGGCGCGTAGTGCGCCTGCTTGGATGGCGAATGACACCGGCACCAGCGGCGTGCCCCGCCCCGTGCCGTCCTCGCTGGCGTCGAAGCCTTCGCCGCGCAGGGAATGGGCCAACATTGGCACGAGAATTGCGCCATCGCCATCGCCATCGCCATCGCTTGATACACCCTTGTGATCACGGGCTTTGAGCGCGGGCGATATAGCTGCGTGTGGCGCAGCGATCAATCCTCCATCGCCATCGAAGTCGGTGCTAAGGCCACCGCCTGCAGTGCTGCGGCTAGGGATGGTGGGAGCGACTTGCCCCGCTTTTCGGCTCGGCGCAGGATGCCCCTGCAAGCTGTGGCGCTCAAAAAGTACCGCTGCGGCACTGCGCCAGTCTCCAAGACATCCGACAACGAACACACGGCGGCGTCGCTGGGCCACTCCGAAATACTGAGCGTCGAGAACGCGGTAGGCGAACCCATACCCGAGTTGGCCCAGCATCCCGAGGAAGGAACCAAAATCGCGTCCTCCGTTAGATGACAGGACGCCGGGGACGTTCTCCCAAACCAGCCACTCGGGCCGATACTTTGCAGCAATGGCACCAAAGGTAAGCATGAGGTTGCCACGTGGGTCATCCAATCCTTTTCGGAGTCCTGCGACACTGAAAGACTGGCAGGGGGTTCCTCCGCAAAGAAGGTCAATTGAGACATCGGGCCAGTCCTTAAATTTGGTCATATCGCCCCAGTTGGGGGTGTCTGGGTAGTGGTGCGCCAGCACGGCGCACGGGAAAGGTTCAATTTCTGAAAAGGCCACGGCCTTCCAGCCGAGCGGGTTGAATGCCACGCTTGCGGCCTCAATGCCAGAGCACACCGATAGGAATCTCACAGCAACCCCCTTGCACGCGCAAAGCGGATTTCTTCCCGGCTCAAGGGTGTTTCTCCCTTCTCAGCGCGTCGGACTGAATTTCCTTGAGCCGCGCATTCACCGCGGCGTACATACCCAGGAACAAACCGGACTTGTCCGCTTCCAACTCCATGGCCCGCGCCTTGACGTATGGAACCGCCCCGGGCTCCATCCCCATCTGTGCCAGTTGTTCCACGTACCGGCTGAAAATTCCCATGGGTCATGCAGCCCCCAGCGCATTTGCTGCCATACGCAACACAGTCGGCGTGCGGCCCATGGGGTTGGCGACAATTCGCTTTGCCCAATCCAGGCGATCAGCGGGCATGGCAGTGGCTGCGGCACGGATCGGCGCCAACTTGGCAAGTTCGGCCTTCACGCGCTCGGGGTCGGCCTTTGGCTCGGGCAATGCAATTTCATTCGGTGCCGGCGCCGCGCGGCACAGGTTCTTGAAAACAATCACATTCGGGCAGCGCTCTGGCAGGTTCTCCAGCGCCCAGGCGATGCGGTGCAGCGAGTTCTTGAACTGGTCCAACTCATGCGCCCAAACTGTCTTTGCGTCAGTCTCAGGTGTGGCGCCAAGCATGCGCTCCCACTCCGCGCCGTAGGTGGCTGACAAGCGCTTAAAAAGTCGGTCGATAGCTTTGATCATTGCGTCAATCCCAGAGTTTTTGTTTCAACATCGAACACATCCAAAATGCTTCGCACTGGTGGCGCTGGGCCGTTTTCCGGGTGCTGCTCACCGGTCATGCGCTCCCACTTTTCGCGGGCCAGTCGGGCATCGCGCTCCTTCCAGGTTTCGATTTGCGCGCGACGACCACCCCCCTTGTCCTGCTCTTTCCCAAGCCACCGAACGACGAACGACTGAATGCCCCGTGCGGTCTTCCGGTTGGCCGGATTCGCAATGCACCACGCCCGCATTTCACGGAGCTGCTGCATCACATCGACGGCTGGGTATGCCAATGCCCATTCGGAAACCATGCGGTCAGTGACCGGATATTCCGACTTGTCCACCAACGGGATGGTGATTGCTGGCGGTTCGACGCTTTGCGGCGTTCCGCTACCTTCAGCAATCAGAGAATCAGAGTAGAGGGAATCAGAGTAGAGGGAATCAGCCCGAGTGCTTCCGATAATTTCGGAAGATGTACCGATAATTTCGGTATCCGTTTCGATTTGATCTGGTTTAGTACATTTCTCTACTGGAGCAGGAAGTTCAGATTCGGATTCATTCTTGTGCGGGTTCTGATGTTTTACGAACTCCACCACCAAGATGCACTTCTTGCCTTCGCTTGTGTAGCGCTGGATAAATCCGTTGAATACAAGCCATTCCAGCATTGCGTTCATGTCCAAGCCATCACGATAGGGGAAGATTTCGGCCTTGATGCGCAATGGCCTGTCTTCCAGGCGACCGCATCGGTCTGCCAGAACCCAAAGCCCCTCAAACAGCAGCGAGTACAGCGGGTCTGCCACGCCAAGAATTTCATTCTTGAAGAACCCGGGCTTGATATTCCTAGCGCGGGCCATTCATCCACCCCGCACTATCCATTTGTTCTTTTTTCATAATCACCCTTTACAAACCACAAAATCACGCTCGGCAGGGCGGTGGTGAAGCGCCTTTTCGGTAGCGAACCTAGCCGGGTGAAAACTCATTGACTGCGCGCCTCGTTACGCCGGCCAACAATCTTGGCCGTCTTGTCACGCGCTTCCTGGGAATTGATGGCGTACCCAGCGTGAGGGTTCACGCGAGTAGCCAGCTTGATAGCCCGCGCCCGGGCCATGCGCTCCTTGGTCTGGATGCGGTTCTTCTCTGCGCGTGTCAAAGGCTTGGCGGGGGCTTCCTGTGCCGGCTTGGACCAGGGCGACGGCGGCAACAACTCCGCAGGGCTTGCCACCTTCTTGGCGCCCCGCTTGTGCACAACAGATGTCATTGATTACCTCGGCGAAGCGGTGAATCAACGACTACGGCGGTCAGGCTCCGCCATCAGCGGATTGTCCCGAAGCATGTTGGCGGTGACACTATGTTTATGCAGCTCCCAACGAACATGCCGTTCCAACACCACATTGATGTACTCATTGCGATTCATGTCCATGGACAGCGCCAAGGCGTCCAGGGCCTGGACCAATTCGACAGGTGCAAGTCCGCGCATTTCAGTCTTACCCTCTTTGTAATTGGGGCGGCTGAACATGGGGTAGTCGTGTTCGCTTTCGTTTCCTGGTTGGGGCATGGTGATTTTGTTGCTGTGGTGTCTTTGGATAAGGCCTGGGTCAGCCGGCGATGTGATGGTGCGAACTCAGGCCACCGCCTTGTGGTGGTGGTCATGCTCTGGCGCGCAAGGGATGGGTGGGGCTCCGTCTTGGCTTTCAAGTTCCGGCCAGATCGCGCGCCAAGTTTTTTGGCACAGCATTTGGCGGGTCAATGCGCCGTTGGATTCAGTTTCAATCCGACGCGCCTCGATTGGCCCCATGTCCCGACGCCCGGTAAGGCACTGGTAGAGGTATTGCTCGCTGCATTTGAGCTTTTCAGCCCAATATCGGCGCTGTTCAGGTGTGATTTCAGCATTCATGGCGCGCAGTCTAGCGTAACGCTAACCGTTTTGCAAGCGTTTCGCACGGGGCATGTCTAGCTTTTTGCTACAACCCTCTTAAATGCATGCAGTAGATCCATTTGTTAAAGCGCTTGCCGACCTGTGCGCCAGGGAGGGCGGATATGCATTTGTCGCTGATAAAGCGAAGGTCAATGCAGACGGACTTTGGCAAATCCTCAATGGGGTGAAATTGCCATCTGGCAATCCAAGGGGCGTTGGCCCTGGGACCAGAAAAAAAATCACAGACGCTTACCCGGACTGGCTTGAGGCAAAAATTACACAGCCTGCGGGGCCTTCATCTACTGCAATACCAAATGACCCCGGCACTCTTCCGATTGAAATCCTGATGGCCGGTCTATCCGCCTACCTTTCGCAGATGGATGCCGATGCCAGGGACGATGCCGGCGATGTACTGCGCAAGTTAGCGGCCAAGCCGGAGAACCACGCGCGCGCAGCCGCTATGTTCGCCGCAGCATTTCAACAGCGACGCCGAAAAGTCGCGTAATTCAGGGGGCCAGAATTTACCAGTTCAAACTGCGTGATTCCATCCCCCAAATGGGGGAGAAGGCAAGGCATTTGACATAGATAGAGCCGCACAAAGGCCGTGAGTTGCTGGACCGCACCCATGCGGCACGTGGGACAAATTTAAAGGGAGTGGAAAATGCTCTTATGGAGTGGGATGGCAAGATCGCTGGCGTCAGTGCTGATTTGCTGGGCAGTGGCCTACTTAGCGCTGGTCAAGTCAAAAGGAATCAAAGTCAGCGCAGCCAAGGCGATTGCCCATATCGCCGTCATTGATGTTGCACTTGCGCTGGCAACTGCAGCGCTTCCAGACGATGCAATGCGCCTCATTGTCGCCGCTATATTCGCCACGGTGTCATGCTTGATTTTGCGAAGCGGGAATGCGAGTGCAGAGAAGTAGGAAAATTGGAGCAGTCTCCGCATGGCTGGCGCTTGCTGCTTCAAATGCATTCGCATTGGTCGACAAACCTTGGCAAGAGGAATCCGGAGTTGGCGGCGGCACGACCATCTTTGAACTCCTAGTGATTCCTTTGTTCTTTTATGGAATTTTCTGGTTTATGACCAGGTTCAAAAATGAAACAGATGGGTTCTTTTGGCTAATGGGGGGGATATTTGCACTAATGATCGCAACAGGAATCTCAAATTGCGTTGGGTAGTGGCGGTTCAGATAGCTGCCTGCGCGCTGTCCACCGGCGCAGGAGCGGAAATTTGCACAGTTTTCGGCGTGTCTGATGGCGACACAATCAAGGTGCGCTGCGGAGATAGTGAGCAAATCACCATCCGCCTTGGCGGCATCGACGCGCCGGAGAAGGTGCAGCCATTCGGCCAGCGGTCCAAACAGGCACTGAGCGATCTTTGCCACCGCCAGCATGCCACCATCACGCCCAAAGCCAAAGACCGTTACGGGCGCACTGTCGCAGACGTGGAGTGCCAAGGTAGGGATGCCGGGGCCGAGCAAGTCCGCACCGGCATGGCCTGGGTGTATATCAGGTACGCCAAAGGCTATGAAGCACTCTACCCACTACAGGATGCGGCCAAAGCTGCCAGGCTTGGCTTGTGGTCCGACCCGGCACCAGAACCGCCTTGGGAGTGGCGACATAAGTAACCCTCTATCAACCATCGCACAACCGCCAAGAGGCGGTTTTTTTACGCCAAAACACCACCAAATGCCGTGTTTTTTCTAGGGGAATACCCTAAATTTCGTTTTTCAATAGCGTTTCGCTTGACTGCTAGTAGCGTTTCGCTAGAATCCCACCCATGCCAACAAAAGGCAACAGGTGGTCGGATCGACGGGCACCGCAGGGCTCCTTAAAAACATCTTCCCCGCAGATTGCCGCAAGGCAGCAGCCAGCACGACACAGGCAAGCGTGAGCGTGATTGGAAGTGGGCGCACGACCGGCGCGAGAGCACGGTATGAGGCGGCAGGCCGAGAACAGCAATATGCCAAGTGACCAGTGATACGCGCCCAGGCGCAGGCCACCACTGGCACCGATACGGACCCGCATGGCACTCGCCACGGGCTAGATGCTTCCGAAATGGAGCCGGATGGAGTAACCGGCAAGCCCTTGGCAGCAAGGGCATCAAGTAGACCCACTCACAACCAACCGAAAAAAGCTCCTAAATTAAGCCAATTTTGGCGAGTGGGTCTACTTGATGGCGAGGGCAATGCTGACCCTGCGAATGCGGCCGATCAGCACCCAACAACGTGAAACGCACTACTAGAGCACGGGGAAGCGCGAATTACCCGGAAAGAGTCGCAATGTGCGCGTGCCCAGGTATAGGTGGGACGCCATCACCCATTCCTCCCTAGTGCCGCAGCAGTGCGGCCTTCGCCCCGCCACAGCAATGTGATAGGGCTTTTTTATTCCCCAACTGGAGACACCCATGTCTGACACACCAGTAAAAGGCGCCGACCTGGCGCCTCCGCCCAAAGAGTTCGACCGCAAAGTCTTCAACGCCATGCATTGCGATGCCGCCATGCATGCCGACAAGCTGGCCGACGGCTACGGGCGCCGCAAGAACGATAACGCCCTGCGCCTGCAGATCCAAAGCAACCCACAGCACTGGGGGTATTTCTGATGACCCCCGCGCAAAACTTCGCCGTCAATATGGTGGCAGTGCTGGCGTTGTCCGTTGCCATGGCCTATGTGGGCCCATCAATGGACGAAAGCAACACCCCGGCGCAGCAAGCCCGCACCGAGCAGCAGCAGGCCCTGCGATTCGCCAAGGCGGCGCAGGAAATATGCGGCCCCAATGCGGCATGGGTTGAGCAGGATGACGGATCTATCCGCTGCTACCTGCACAACGGCAAGAAGACCAACACCGTGGCCAAGGTGCCAACGCTATGACCTATTTCCTTTTGTGCGTACTGGCCCTGGCGCCTGTGATCGTGTTCGGCAGCTATGTGCTGCTGTCCATCTGGTTCGATGCCCGCTACCCCACCGCCGCCGAAGAGATTGCGCGCGAAGACGTGGAGTGCTTGTTGAAGCAGGTAAACGACGAACTCAACTACCGGCCCGGTATGCGGGCACCAACCACTATTTCCCCAGGAGTTTGATATGACAGATACCACCGTATTGGAGCCGCCGCAAACCACGGCATTGACCATCCCCGCACGCGCCGCCATTGCCCTGGGCTCTGACAAGGCGCGCATCGAGTTGGCCGCTCTGGTGCTCAAGTCCAAAGACGTGCAGGCCATCAATAGCGCCGCAGGGCGCGACGAGGCCCACAGCTTCGCCATGGCGCTGGTGCGTGCACGCACCGCGATTACCAAGATCAGCAAGGATGCGCGCGACGAGGCTACCAAGTTTCGCAATGCAATTATCGAAGAAGAAGCCAAGCTGGTAGCCATCACGGAGCCGGAAGAAAAGCGCCTGCTGGCCCTGCGCGATGCGTGGGATGCCAAGGTTGCCGCCGAGAAAGCCGCCAAGGCCGCAGCCGAGCGCGCCCGCATTACGGCGATCCATGAGCGCATTGCCAGCATTCGCAACTACCACACCCTGGCGCTGGAGTGCCGCACCGCCGAGCGCATCAAGGCTCTGCTGGACAAGATGACCGCCGTGTGGGTCGCGTTCAATTTTGAAGACGACTTTGAAGAGTTTGGCACCGAGGCACAAGGCGTGTTTGACGCTACCAAGCTGCGCATTTCCGAACTGCTGGCACAAAAGCAGGCTGACGAAGCCGAGCGCGCCCGGGTCAAAGCCGAGCAGGAAGCCGAAGCCGCCCGCATCAAGGTCGAGCGCGAAGCACTGGCCGCTGAACAGGCAAAAGCCAAGGCCCAGGCCGACGCCGAGGCCGCTGAACTGGCAGCAGCACGCGCCGAACTGCAGCGCCAGCGTGACCAGATTGCCGCCGAGCGCGCGGAACTGGAGCGCACCCAGCGCGAAGCCCGGGAGGCGGCTGAACTGGCCGCTTATGAGGCCGCTATTGCTGTGCAAAAAGAGCCTGAAACGCCCGTGGAATGTGCGCAGGAAGCTACTGAAACGGCAGCAACAGAGGCGCCAATGCCGACCATGGAAGACCCTGTGGCGGATGAAGTGCTGGTGTTATCCGGCGCCATGGTTGAAGTCACCACCGAACCAGTGCGCCCCAGCGACATCGACATGGTTAAAGCCGTGGCCGATGCCTTCAACACCGACTACATCACCGCCTTGGGCTGGATGGAGTCGATTGACTTCCATGAACTAAACCGCTAACCCCAGGAGACATGACGTGAACAACACACCCACCGAAACCACCGCCATTCAAGCGGTTTCCAACAATGCCGCGCTGGCCGAGCCCATGCGCGCCCAGGCCAGCTCCTTGATGCTGGACGTAACAACCATGGAAAGCCTCATGCGTGTGGCTAACCTGATGGCCAGCGGAAAGTGCACCATCCCAAAGCATTTGCAGGACAGCCCTGCAGATTGCATGGCCGTGGTGATGCAGTCCATGCAGTGGGGCATGAACCCATTTGCAGTGGCCCAAAAAACGCACATTTCCCCCAGCGGAGCACTGGGCTATGAAGCCCAACTAATCAGTGCGGTCGTTTGCGCCAATGCACCGGTCAAAGAGAATGCGCCGGAATACGAATACATCGGAGACTGGTCCAAAGTCTTGGGCAAAGTCGAAGAACGCAAATCCGACAAGGGCGGGAAATACTACGTTCCAACGTACAACCGCGCAGATGAAACCGGATTGGGCGTTATTTGCCGAATGACACTTCGCGGAGAGTCCAAGCCACGCGAAATCACGGTGATGCTGACACAGTGTTACCCACGGTTCTCGACTCAGTGGGCAACCGACCCCAAGCAACAAATCAGCTATGTAGCCATTCGCAAGTGGTCGCGCCTGTTTTCACCAGGAACCATTCTCGGAGTGTACGCACCGGAAGAAATGGCGGAAGAACTACCAAACCGCGACATGGGTAAGGCCGATGTATTACCCGCAAAAGTCGATGTCGCCCCCTACCTGCTGGGCATCAAGACGACCAAGACCGATGCTGAAGCCGCCGCCTACTGGAAGGAACACAACCCCAAATTTGTGAAGCAGCCAGCGGACCACGCGGAACTGAAAGATGCCGTGATTGCACACCGCTTGGCATTGAAGAACGCCCGCACCGTGGACATGGAAACGGGCGAGATTGCAACCAAAGATCCCAGCGCCAAGAGCTTTGAGGAAATCATGGCCGGCCTGTGTGGCGCTACAAACCTTGACGCCCTCTATGTCTGGGGCGAATGGATTGAAACCGCAGCCAATGCCGACGACCGCAAGGCCTTGGAAAGCAAGTTCGATGAAATGCAAGCCAAGCTGGAGGCCGCATGAAGTTTCTGAATTGCATTCAAGGAACGCCTTACTGGCTGCAAGCCCGTGCAGGCGCCATCACCGCCAGCACCTTTGCCGACGCCATTTCCACCGTCGGCGGTTTGACAGAGCAGCAACAGAAGTTTGTTGACGCCATACGCAATGGCATGGACGACGACGCGGCACGCGAGTGCGCAGGCTACAAGACCAAGGTGAAGCGCACCGAGAGCGTGGAGCGCGCCATCATGGGCCTGCCGGTGGGTGAGCCATCCGATGTGGCCAAGAAGCTGGCCGGTGATATAGCCATCGAGCGCATTGCCAAAAAGCCCTACGGCATCCCCGCCAAGTCGTGGGTTCTGGAGCGCGGCCACATCATGGAAGAGCGTGCGCGCATCGCCTACGAGGCCCGCCTTGGGCTCATTGCCCAGGAATCCGGCATATGCAAGACCGATGATGATTGGTTCGGCTACAGCACCGATGGCCTTGTTGATGACGATGGGCTGATTGAAATCAAGGCCCCAATAGACAGCATGAAGATTGCCGCCATGTTCCGTACAGGCGATGTGTCCGAGTACATGCACCAGATGCAGGGCGGAATGTGGATCACCGGGCGCCAGTGGTGCGACTTCATCATGTACGTGCCCGACCTTGAGGCCGTTGGCAATGACCTGTACGTGAAGCGCATCTACCGCGATGACAACTTCATTGACGACATGGTGGAAAAGCTGATGACGTTCCGCGGCATGGTCCAGGCCTACCAATCCCTGTACTCCGTCCCCTTCTCGTCCAACTCCGACCAGTTCAAGCTGGCCGCATAACACCCATGCGTGCACTACTCAAAGCAGACGGGACCACTGTGGCCATGGACACCAAAAAGACCATGGCCGAGTGCCACAAGCTGATCGGCGCCGATGTGCTGGAGAGCGTAAAGCATTGGACATCATCAGAGTCCTGTCAGCAATGGAGGCGTGGAGCTTTTCTTTGAAGGAGCGACTGCCAGATTACCTGCTGGAAAATTTAGACCGGGCGGTTGAGGTATTGACTAGGGAGGTGTTGGAATGACCATCTACACCCTGCAAGACCTAGTCGCCGCTAAAGGCACATCAGAGCCTGTTCGACAAATGCTGTACGCACTTGCGAAGGAGAACGAAGCACTGAAAGCGCAGCACGAAGATACGCACACACAGCTTGAGCGCAAATCAGACGCCGGAAATAAGCCGCCGCAGGTCGGCCTTGATTGACCTGTTATGCAGAAACATTTTTACGGAGAAGACCATGAACGGAAACTGCAGTACCTGCAACATTGAAAAGCAGTGCGGCTACCAGTACAAGCCGTGCGATTGCCGTGACTACATGAAGTTCAAAGCGATACCGCCAGCGCTTCAAGACCACCTAGCCGAAGCCATACGTCAGCACAAGATTGCCGGTGAAAACGCTAGGAACGTCTACAAGCTGACGCCGAAAGGCGCAACAAAATGACCATAGCAGCGGACAGACACAGACTTTACAAAGCCGTGAACGCTTTGTGCTTACAGGCTGGCACGGAAACGAACGAAACCGTTGAGTGGCTTTGTGGCCCTTCTGGCGGGATGGCCAAGTTGTTTGCGGCCTACTTTTCACCAAAGCCTACGCAGTCCTTTGGCGAGAAATACCCACGCAACCCAGACGCAAAGTGCAAATGCGAACACTGGCAGGTGTGTATAGATTGCCACCCAACGTATGTCAATTCCGTATTGAAAGGAGAAGTATGAAAAAGATAAATAGTCCCCTGCGTGTGAAAGAGGTTGGCGGCATGAGCTACTGGCCGTCAAACATGGACGCGGCAAAGCAAATGATCGACGTGATTATTTCGCGCAACGGATGCGGCGTGGTTGAAGCCCGCCAGCCTGACGGGTTGTGGAAGTTGACGCATCGTTTCGAGCCGCACACCGGCATCGT